GATTCTACAGATGGTCTTATTCGTAAGGTTCAGTTGGATTACTATACAGATACTAATACGAGAACTGCTACTCGTGAGATGAGGTATAGTGTGAAAGCAAAAGCGAAGAAAGATTATAATGAAGATGCAGTTATTGATCAATATGATGATCCATTAATTCCACCAGGTGATGATTTTGGATTTACTGAAGAAAGAACATTTTTTGGTAATGATAATAAAGATTACAGTCCCACTCGTAAAGTAGACATCTAAATCATGAAAAATAATTATGATGATTTGAATGATACATTTAATACATCAGATGATGTTGTTGATGTAGAAGTTAGTAACACACCAGAAGCTGGTTGTATCAGAAGAAAGGATACTCTGCCCGATATTACTGATGATGCTGAAAAGGATTACAAGTACGCAAGAGCACAGTTATATTCATTAATAGAGAAAGGACAGGAAACTCTAAATGGAGTTATGGAACTTGCTGGTGAAAGTGCAAGTCCAAGAGCATATGAAGTTGCTGGTCAAGTATTAAAGTCAACTGCAGATATTACCGATAAGTTAGCAGATCTTCAGAAGAAAATGAAAGATTTGGATGAAGATAAACCTAAAGGACCAAGTACTGTTACTAATAATGCGGTTTTTGTTGGTAGTACATCAGAACTTCAAAAGATGCTGAAGCAAGAGATTCTAAATAATAAAGAAGATACTTAGAAGTCATGTCTGAAGAAGTTAGTAACACTATAAAAAGTGGTGTTAAACAGTTTACAGATAATTTATCTAATAGTAAATCGTTTAAGAAATTTAAAAAAAGAGCTACTAAGTTTGGGGAGACTGGTCAGTTTAATGTAAAAGATTTTAAAAATCTTGGAGAACCTTTAATGAAAGATTTTAAAAAGCATGGGAAAAGTGCTGCACTTAGTACATTGAAGAATTTAACTACTCAGTTAGAAGGTAATAGAACAAGGTATAAGGGTGTTGGTTTATCTGGATCAGGTAATAAGAAAGATATGTCCAAAGGTCCAAATGAAAATGCTCCTGTAGATTATAGAAATATAGAGGCAAAGGGTAATAAAAAGAAAGAAGTTATTTCTGCTTCATATAATCATTATAATTGGAGAGATAGTTTTACCCCAACAGAAATTGAATCTTTCGATATAATTAAACCAGAACCGTTAAAAGTTGATGAAGGTGTTGCTGGTGCAGTTTTAAAAGTTCCAGGAGTTAAAAAGACAATAGCTAAAGTTGGTGGAGCAGTTCTTGCTGCTAAAAGTGGTGAAGAAATTATTAAAGGATTACTTGGAACACCAGGTAAACCAAAGGCTACTGATTGGGATAAAAATCCTAAAGATAAAATAGATCAAGAACTAAATGTTCGACAAGGTCAAGCAAAGGATGCTGCAAAAAATAAAGGTTTTGATAAGGAAATGAAAGCTTACCGAAAAGGTAAAAAGAATCTATCAGATGAAGATAAAATTCAAAGGTTAAAAGATGCAGCGAAAAAGCATAGAAAATATAAACCAAAATTTAATCCAAAACAGAATATGACTGAGAAACAAGTTGAAAGAATGAGAAAGGCTGGATTATTATGAAAATATTATCTGCTGAAACAAATCTAGGATCTGCTACTAATGTCAGCAACGCTCCTGTTGTACGACTTTTTAATAGTGGCACTGATAATATACTTGTAACTAGAAAGGATTATAATGCTGTAGTCGTAGGATCTTTTATAGTTCCTGCAGGTGAAGTAATATATGCTGAAAAATATTTTACTGATACTCTAGAAGGTAGTGCTGATGTAAAGGCAACAAAGACTGCATACTCTTCTATGATGAGTTTTGAAGGATCAAGTTCTTCTGGTCCAACATATACTTATTCAGTATCTGCTACTGATGTAGATGAAGGTGGAAATTTTACTACAACAGTTACAACTACTAATGTAGATGATAATACCACTCTTTATTGGTCATTATCAGGAACAAATATAACATCTGCTGATTTCTCTTCAGGAGCATTAACAGGATCAGGAACGATATCAAATAATACTTTTAATTTCTCACATGTAGTTGCTAATGATACTTTAACTGAAGGTACAGAAACTGTTACTATTAAATTATTTACAGATTCTGGTAGGAATACACAAGTTGGTAATACTGTAACTGTTACTCTTAATGATACTTCATTAACTCCCACATATACTACTTCATTATCTCATACTATTCGTGATGAAGGAGATTCTTTCACAACTACTATGACAACTACAAATGTTGCTGATAGTACTGAATTGTGGTGGGAATTATCAGGAACTGGTATAGCAGCAGATGATTTCTCTTCTGGAGCATTAACAGGATCGGGAACTATAGCAAGTAATACATTTAATTTCTCTCATACTATTGATAGTGATAATACAACTGAAGGAGAAGAAACCCTAAACATTAAATTCTATTCAGATTCTGGAAGAACAACTCAAGTTGGTAGCACTTTAACTTGTACTATTAATGATACTTCATTAACACCTTCTAATCCTTGTGGTGGATCTGTAGTATTTGATGGTAGTGGTGATACGTTGCAATTAGATTCTGATGTAGATTATTCTTTTGGAACTGGTGATTTTACCGTAGAAGCATGGGTATACAGAACGGGAGGATTCTTTACTATGTGGGATCATACAGCTTCTCCAGGAACTTTCACAATCTTTTCTTATACGGATGGTACTATTCAAGTATATAATCAACAATTTTTAACTTCTGGTGTAAATCCTGGATTTAATAACTGGTTTCACTTAGCAGTTGTAAGACAAAGTGGAGTTTTAATGTTTTTTATTAATGGAGTTAAAGCATCAACAACTCATAACTGGACTTACAATATTGGATCTGCTGGAACTGCTGGTATAAGAATCGGAAGAACTTATTGGAATGAAATGATGCATGGTTATCTTTCAAACCTCCGTGCTGTAAAAGGACAAGCAATTTATACAAGTAACTTTACACCTTCAACAACAGCACTTACCGTAACAAGTCAGGGTGCTACAGCATCAAACGTTGTATTCTTAGGATTGCAATCGGATACTGATGTAACTGCTTATACTAAGATTGCTAGTGGATCTGTTAGTATTGAAGGAGGCGATCCAACAGCTCAATCTGCTGGTCCATTCTTTAACTGTCCACCACCCCCTGTTACATCTTATTCTGTTGAATTTGATGGGTCAGGTGATTATTTGACTGCTACCAGTAATAATTTTGCTTTTGGAACTGGAGAATTTACTGTTGAATGTTGGGTTAGATTTGCTAACACAAGTAACAGAGGAATTTGGCAATTGCAGGGTTTATCTACTAGTTATACTCAAACTTTAGCTTTTGCTCATAATGGTTCTGTTTGGCATGGATACAAGGGTGGTGGTACTTGGAATTTAGGAACTACTAGAACTGCTAATCAATGGTATCACACTGCGTATGTTAGAAGTGGTAGTACGGTCAATATATACGTAGATGGTACATCTTTAGGATCTTGGACCGATACATATGATTACACTGGAACAACTCTATCTTTAGGTGGTTATTATACAACTAGTTTTTTGATGCTAGGTAATATTAGTAATTTCCGAATAGTAAAAGGATCAGCAGTTTATACAAGTAATTTTACACCCCCTACCCAACCACTTGACAATATATCTGGTACTGCGTTGTTATGTTGCAATCAATCAGGATCAGTAACAGGTGCAACAGTTGGTTCACTTTCATCTAATGGAAATCCAACAGCAAGCTCTGATCATCCATTCTAATAAATAACCTTATAGTGTAAGTAAGAGTAATGTCAAGAACTTTGATTAAAGGTGCTGAAGCAGCATCTCCGACATCAACAGGAGCAGCAAGTACATTTGGTAATGCTACTGTTGTGCGTTTAGTTAATACTGATACAGATGCTCATCTAGTAACACTTGTAGAAGAAGCAAGCGGAACGGTTGTTGGTTCGTTTACTATGCCAGCAGGTTCAGTTGAGTTTTTAGAGAAAGTAAGCACATATGCGATATTTGCTGCTAATGCTGGAGTAAAAGGAGCAGCAGCAGGATTTACTGATTAGTAAGTTTTTTATTTGTTATGTCACAAGAAGTATACTTAGGTAATCCCAACCTAAAGAAGGCGAATACCCCTATAGAATTCTCGGAAGATAATATTCGGGAATTTTTGCGTTGTAAAGAAGACCCAATATATTTTACTAGGAATTATATAAAGATTGTTTCTCTTGATGAGGGATTAGTACCTTTTAATATGTACGACTTCCAAGAGAAGTTAATTGATAGATTTCATAAGAATAGATTTAATATCTGTAAGATGCCTCGGCAGACGGGTAAATCTACTACTTGTATATCTTATCTTTTACACTATGCAGTTTTTAACGATAATGTCAACATTGCTGTTCTGGCAAACAAAGCGTCCACAGCTAGAGATCTACTTGGCAGATTACAACTTGCATATGAAAATCTACCTCGATGGATGCAACAGGGTATAATATCTTGGAATAAAGGTTCTCTGGAGTTAGAAAATGGATCTAAAATATCGGCAAACTCTACTTCTTCCTCTGCTGTTCGTGGTGGATCTTATAATGTCATATTTTTGGATGAGTTCGCATTCATCCCGAATCACATTGCTGATGATTTCTTTG